GTCCAAGTGACGCTAGAATCACTTGATGTATAAATACCAGTAGTACCAGTTGTACCACCAATCCCCGCAACTAATTTTGTTCCATCTGAACTACATGCTAGACTACGCCAACTTGCGGCAGGTGCAGTATTTTGGGTCCAAGTGGCGCCACAATCACTTGATCTCCAAATACCAGTATTACCAGATGTAGAATTAATCACCGCAACTAATTTTCTTCCATCTGAACTGGATGCTACACTAATCCAACCTGCGGCAGGTGCAGAATTTGTACCAGTACTTATTGTCCAAGTCACGCCAGAATTACTTGATGTATAAATACCAGTAGGATTACTAGTATTAGTATCATTAATCACAGCAACTAATCTTCTTCCATTTGAACTGGATGCTACACTATTCCATTTTGCGGCAGGTGCATCACTTTTTGTCCAAGTAGCGCCAGAATTAAATGATGTATAAATACCAGTACTATCACCCATAGTAATACTATTAATCACCGCAACTAATTTTGATCCATCTGAACTGGATGCTACACTATTCCAAAGTGCGGCAGGTGCAGTGGTTTGCTTTGTCCAAGTTACGCCAGAATCACTTGATGTATAAATACCAGTAGTAGTACCCGATGTAACAATAATCACCGCAACTAATTTTGTTCCATCTGAACTGGATGCTACACTACTCCAAGCTGCGGCAGGTGCATTGTTTTGCTTTGTCCAAGTGACGCCAGAATCACTTGATGTATAAATACCATTAGTACCCGATGTAGAATTAATCACCGCAACTAATTTTGTTCCATCTGAACTGGATGCTACACTACTCCAAGCTGCGGCAGGTGCACTGTTTTGCTTTGTCCAAGTCACGCCAGAATCACTTGATGTATAAATACCAGTATTAGTACCCGATGTAGAATTAATCACCGCAACTAATTTTCTTCCATCTGAACTGGATGCTAAACTACGCCAATTTGCGGCAGGTGCAGAATTTGTACCAGTACTTTTTGTCCAACTCATTTTTATATAATTTATAAAGATTTTAAAATTTATAAAAATAATAATTCATTTCCACCTTTTCCACCTTTTTCCACCTTTAGAAAAGGTGGAGCCAAATCCAACGATTCTATTATTAGAAAGTTGTAATCCCAAAAGTTTGATGATTTGGCTCAACCTTTTTGAAAGGTGGAAAAAGGTCTTCTACTTTTTCTCACGTAATGCCCCTTACGATGAAAAACCTTACTGCTTTTTTTAGTGGTGTAATTTAACCTTCCTTTGCGAGTCTTAGATTTTGTTCCCTTGAAAGATCCATAAGGTTTATGACTTTTCCTAACGTAATGTTCCTTTCTATGATAGACCTTACTACCTTTTTTTGTAGTAAAGTTCAACCTTCCAGGACGTGTCTTTGATTTTGTACCTTTTGTGCTTCTTCTAGTTGTTGTTTTTTTTGATTTGCCTAAAAAGACATCCATTATAAATAATATAGATATTATTTTATTTTTGTATGTGATAAATATGGCATTGATTTGTTAATTAACGCGAAATATAATTTAAAACTTAAACACATAATAATAATAATAATAATAATGAAATACCCATATATTTTGTTTTTCAGATACGATAAATATTCATATATTGATAAATTTTTAGAGACAAATAAAGATAAATTGTTGTGTTCTGTTTTTATTGTGAATAAAAAAGAAGAATTAAACAAGTTGTACGATTCAAATTATCATTTATTAGTGACTTTTGGTGAAGATGAAGATGAATATATTTATTGCAAAGATGCAAACACTATTATTGTAGATAGAATGAGAAAAAGATGGTTGCATTTCAAAACTTTGGATGAAAAAACGATAGAAAAATTTAATAATTCCGTCAATTTTTGCTATTTACATTCATGTGTGATTGCTAATGGCGTTGATAATAGGCCAATTTTTTCATTGTTCACCACATGTTACAACTCTTATAATAAAATAATACGAGCTTACGACAGTATTAAAACGCAAACTTTGAGGGACTGGGAATGGGTAATATTAGATGATTCCCCAGATGATAAGCATTTCGTATTTTTAAAAGAAACATTAAATCATGATAAACGTATTCGGTTATATAAACGTAGTGAGAACAACGGCAACATAGGAAACGTTAAAAACGAGGCGATTTCATTATGCCGCGGTAAATATCTATTAGAAATGGACCATGATGATGAGATATTACCAGACGTTTTATCTGATGCTACATACGTTTTTGATAATGACGATGACGTAGGTTTTGTTTATATGGATTTTATAAATATATTTGAAAATGGCACTAATTTTAAATACGGCGATTTTTTTGCGTTAGGTTATTCGGGTTATTATAGACAAAAGATAAGGAATAAATGGGTATTTGTAGCAATGACGCCTAATATTAATAATATTTCTTTAAACCATATTGTAGGCGTGCCGAATCATCCCAGAATATGGAGGAGAAAAACCTTGATGGATATGGGAAATTTTTGTGAATATTTACCAATTTTGGATGATTATGAAGTATTGATTAGAACTGCGGTAAATACAAAAATCGCAAGAATTCACAAACTTGGTTATATTCAATACATGAACAACAACAATAATAATTTTTCATTAATACGCAACTCTGAAATCAATAGAATTATATGGAATTTGAATAGACATTGTTATGAACATTACAAAATAGATGAATACATGAAATCACATAATGCATATGAAGAGAAAGAATATAGACATATCAATAGTCAAATATGGAAGCGAAAAAATTATGAACATAAATATTGTAATATGCTTATCAATTTGGATTATAAAAAACAATATTGCATATTAGGTCTAGACACTTTTTACAATAAGTTGGAGCAACTCAAAATATTATATGAGGACAAAAATAACGATTTTATTTTATTAGACAATAAAGAAGATAGTGATAAATTGTGCAGTATATTAGATGAACATCATTTCTCCGAGATGAAATGTTATAGCATGACAGATTGCAGCGAAGATGAATTGATAAAATATTTCAAGTTACTATATAAAAGTTGTGATGACTATGCAATATTATTTGATAAATCAAAAAATTTGGTGGAAACAGAAAAGTTACCAGAAAATTCAACAAAAGTTAATGTGAATACGGGTGGTTGGAATGTAATCCAATTGACCTTTTAGAAAAAGGTCAAACCAAAAGGCAAACCTAAAAATCTAAGGATTTTGCGCAACTTTTTCTAAAAGTTGCTAAAAGTTGCTAAAAGTTGCTAAAAGTTGTTTGGCTCCACCTTTTCTAAAGGTGGATTCCAAAGGTGGATTCTAAAGGTGGATTTAGTATTTAAAACTATAATAATCACTACTAGCATTTCGTGTTTGGTAAGAATATGCTGGATTTTGCGGTGTCGGTGTAGGAATAGTAACTTGTTTATAACGCAGGTTTTCCGGTTTTAATACAAAACCATATCCCCCTTCATCAAAAAACATACCATTCTCTTTCAAAAAGTTGTCTACGTGTTGATAACGCATTGCAACCATTTGACACCCAGCAGCTCTACATAACATTCCGCTCGGATTGCTTGGATTTACACCAACATCTGGATAAACAATTGTCATACATCTTTGATTAAATTGCTCTAATTCATTAATATCGGGAGTGTTTTTTACATCATAATATGATAGAGCGCGCATAAAGACTGAATTACTTGTCATATTCACATATTCCATAAATTCCTTGTTTTCCAAATAAGAATTATTTGATTTATCTACTATTAAAATAATTTTATTCATAAAAGAGATCAAAGGTTGTGCGCCTATATTTTTACCGTGATTTTCATAACTATAATTTTTACCCAACATGATATTATCGTAAGATTTAAATATCTTTGCTAAATTATTATACATTGCTTGCTCATTACTTTTAATTCTTAAATGAATAATCAAAGGATCCGTTGGGTTTGGAGCCGTTCCACCTGAAAAAGCATAATTACTTATTATTTTCATTACTTCACTGAATTTAACGCTGTTGAATGTTTCTTTTACATAATAGTTGGTGTTCTTAGAACTACTACTTGATACAACTGGATGGTTGTTGACGTTGTATATTTCAAAATCTAAACATCGGACACCTTGTTTGAGAATACTTTTCAAAACACAAACGTCTACGTAATCATTTTGATAACTTCCTCCGCTGCAAGCATTAAATGCAGTTTTGATGTAATAATCATATAAATTACCGCTACAATCACTCTGATTTTTTGATATAGGTTTTATATTTCCGTTTATTGATGGATACAACATATTTACATAATTACATTCTTTTGCTTCAAGACTACTCAAATAAATCATATAACATACATAAGTGATTACAATAATTAATATAAGTGCTAAAATAAAATAAGAAACAAAGTCCTCGTCCATATTATATATTGATTTCATGTTCAAGTTCAAGTTCAAATTTTGATTTGCCATGCTTAATATAATATAATAATATTATTTACCTATTTAGAATTAAATAATAATATTATATATTAATTAGTAATATTATTATATCATGGCAGGCGGATTATTAAATTTAGTATCAAGTGGACAACAAAATGTAATATTAAATGGTAATCCTTCAAAAACTTTTTGGAAAGCAGCTTATTTAAAATATACCAATTTTGGTATGCAAAAATTCCGAATAGATTTTGAAGGTAGTACAACTTTGCGTTTAGCAGAATCATCTACATTTCAATTCAAAGTTCCAAGATATGCGGATTTATTAATGGATACTTATATTGTTTTGGATTTGCCATCTATATGGAGTCCAATTTTACCTCCTCAACAATTTGTTAATGAAGACGATACAACTTCATATACGGATTGGGCTCCATACGAGTTCAAATGGATTGATTATATTGGCGCAATGATGATTGAAAAAATAACCATTAATTGCGGTAATCAAAAATTACAGGAATATTCGGGTTCTTATATTTTGAACATGGCACGAAGAGATTTTACTGGTCAAAAATTGAAATTATTTTATGAAATGATTGGTCATGTCCCTTCATTGGTTGATCCTGCAAATGCAAATAGTCGTGTTAACTCCTATCCAAGTTCTTATTATACAGAAAATCTTGCTGGCGCCGAACCCTCTATAAGAGGAAGACAATTATACATACCTTTGAATTCATGGTTTACACTTAAAACCCAAATGGCGTTTCCTTTGGTTTCACTGCAATATAATGAATTACAAATTTATGTAACAATTAGACCTATAGGTGAATTATTCAAAATTAGAGACGTGCTTGATCCAGTTAATAATTATCCATATGTGGCACCTAATTTTAATCAATATCAAAATCAAATGTATAGATTTTTACAAACTCCTCCCGATATAGAGTTGGGTATTAATTCTTATTTAGACCAACGTAGTGTATGGTTTCCGGATGTACATTTAATGTCAACTTATTGTTTTCTCTCAAATGATGAATCCCGTATATTTGCTAAAAATGAACAAAAATATTTGTTTAAACAAGTCAATGAAAAGGTATTTTATAATGTCACTGGTCCGAACAAAGTGGATTTAGATTCGCTCGGTTTAATTTCAAGTTGGATGTTTTATTTTCAAAGAAGTGATGCAAATCTACGTAATGAATGGACAAATTATACTAATTGGCCATATAATTATTTGCCGTCTGATGTCACACCTGCTCCTACATATGGTGATTATAAATTAAGAGATGGAAACAGTATCGGTCCGGGAGTTAATCCGGATGGACTTTTAACCGGTTATATGACTTCAGGGACATTCACTCCTCAAAATATTAAGGAAATATTGATCAGATTGGGTATTTTACTGGATGGGCAATATAGAGAAAATATACTAGATGGTGGTGTATTTAATTATATAGAAAAATATACTAGAACAGCTGGTGCAGCACCTGAAGGACTATATTGTTATAATTTTTGTTTAAATACATCTCCTTTGGACCTTCAACCGTCGGGTGCTATTAATATGAATCGGTTCAACCAAGTGCAATTTGAATTCACAACAGTTATTCCTGCTTTGGATCCTTTAGCACAAGTGTTGACTATTTGCGATCCGGAATCGGGTGATATTGTTGGCATAAATAAACCTACGTGGAGAATTTATGAATACAATTATAATTTGTATGTCATGGAAGAGCGAATTAATATGGTGGTGTTTGTTGGTGGTAATGCGGGTTTGATGTATGCGACCTAATCCTTCCACCTTTGGAAAAGGTGGAGCCAAATCATCAACCTTTTGATTTTACCTTTTTCTAAAAGGTAAATTTTTGGTTTTACCTTTTTCTAAAAGGTAAATTTTTCTAAAAGGTAAATTTTTCTAAAAGGTAACTTTTTCTAAAAGGTAACTTTTTCTAAAAGGTAACTTTTTCTAAAAGGTAAAATTTATTTCTATATAATAATTATATTATATAGAAATAATGAGCGGCACTTTTGGAAGCACAACAGTAAATGGCCCAATAGAATTTAATTTAGGCAGTTTAAAAATTAATAACAATGGAACTTTGACGGGAGCAACTGGTTCTTTTTCTAATGTTACTTCTAGTGGTCTTATTAAAGGTAGTAGTTTAAATTGTGGTAATATTACTACTAGTCAAGACAGTATTATTACCTCTAATGGGAATTTAAATATGTACGGCAGTATAAATATGTATGCATCTACATCAAATATATTTACGTTGTACTCATCCGGTGACCCCTTTTACACAGCTGTTGCGAGTGCTGGAATTGTTTATGATAATATGAATATCTCTGGTGTTGCTAATTTCAGACAAGAGATGGCTTTTGGATTCTATTTTACAATACCACCTCAATTGGTTATACGTGTTGGAAAAGCTGAAACGTTTTATTACATTAGTATACCAACATCCGATTACCGTATAAAAGAAAATTTTAGAACACCGCAAAATAATGTATTAGAACGATTATGTTCAATAAATATCTTTGATTATCAACATAAAAGAATAAAGGAACTATTTGATAATACAAATATTGAAAAAATGAACTACTATAGTATAGGATTCTTTGCCCACGAATTGCAAGAATTGTTTCCAGAATATGAAGGACTAGTATACGGAAATAAAGATGAAGTTAATCAGGATGGTTCAATGAAAATCCAACAAATAAATTCGTTTATTTTTAGCAATATTTTAATGAAAAGTATTCAAGAACAAAATGCAGAAGTAAAGCAATTGAAGTTGGATCTTCAAGAACAAAATGAAAAAATAAATCAATTAATTTTAACAGTGCAAGCTCTTCAAGCCGAAGTTCAAGAATTGAAATCAAAATAAACAAGTTTTCATTATCATTACATAAAATAATTTTTGTAATGATATATCGCGGTAATTACAGCAAGTAAAAAATAGGTTTATACCCATTTCCAATGCAAAATGGCGTGGAATCAAAATATGGTTCTTTAAGTTATTTGGGGAATTTATTATATTTTAACGAAAAAGTTTACCCAAAAGTATTTTGGGATTTTCAATTTTGGACATTTTTTTTGTCCATTTTTTGAAAATCAAAAAAAGTCTTGGATAAAAATAAACTTTGTGACCATAATTGAAAATTAGCATGTGGTCGCCAAAAAAATAATTTTTGGTTTGTTATGATAATTTTTTGAAATAAAATAATTCAAAATATTTAGCAACTTTTTATGTTAACTAATTGTATACAAAATGTTAACAGAAAGTTGCCCAAAAGTTGCTCCTAGATTTAATTGTATAAATTGTGACTATTTTACGGATAAAAAGAGTAGTTATGACAAACATTTATTGACATCTAAACATATAAAGTTAACACAAGTTAACACTTTTAGCAACAAAAGTTGCCCAAAAATAATTGACACAAATAAAATTTTTAATTGTAAATTATGTGACAAAGAATTTACTTCCCGTGTTGGTTTATGGAAACATAATAAAAAGTGTAAAGGTCCACCGCCGCATTATAATGTTATGAATGAGGACAATGATAATGATATTTTAATGACACCAAAATAATCAAGAAAATAGCCAAGGTAGTCGGGATTGAAAAAGGCTGAGACCCCATATTTTTCTTTAAGTTGTTTTGAGAATTTATTATATTTTTAACGATTTTTTTTTCCCAAAAGTATTTTGACTTTTCAATTTTGGACATTTTTTTTGTCCATTTTTTGAAAATCAAAAAAAGTCTTGGATAAAAATAAACTTTGTGACCATAATTGAAAATTAGCATGTGGATGCCAAAAAAATAATTTTCAATTTGTGATTGTAATTTTTTAATTTAATTTTATAAGTATTTAGACATTTTTTTTCTATTGGAAATATATGGAAATAATGGAAATAAAAAAACATAGAAAAAACATACCTAAATTTGTATGCGAACTTTGTGACTTTAAATGCTACCTTAAAAGTGATTGGGACCGACATATTGCGCGTGATAAGCATATAAACAATGAAAATGGAAATAAAATGGAAATAAAAAACATAAAAAAACATGCAAAAAACTTACCAATTTTAGAAAATGATGATATAGAAAATTCACCGTCGTCACATTCTTGTTGTTGTGGAAAGATATATGCAACTGCATCAGGGCTATGGAAACATCAAAAGAAATGTACTGTCTTTGAATCTTTGCAAAATCAAAATGAAATAATCAACATTGAAAGTTCTAGTAATTATGGTAATAACAACAACACCATAATACAACAAACCGATTTTGCAAATTTAACGAATTTAATCTGTGAACTAGTGAAAACAAACACTGACATTCAAAAATCAGTCATTGAATTGTGTAAAAATGGAACCTCCAACAATGTTGTCAATAGCAACAACGTAAACAGCAACAACAAAACATTCAATTTACAGGTTTTCTTGAACGAAACGTGTAAAGATGCGATGAATATGAGTGATTTTGTTGAATCAGTCAAACTACAAGTCTCTGATCTTGAAAATGTAGGAAAAGTCGGTTATATTGAAGGGATTTCCAATATAATCATTAAAAATTTGAAGGCTATGGATGTAAGCAAACGTCCAGTTCACTGTACTGATCAAAAGAGAGAAGTTATCTATGTAAAAGATGAAAATATATGGGAAAAAGAAGATGAGAACAACAAGAAAATGCGAAAAGCAATTCGTATGATTGCTCATAAAAATATTTGTATGTTGAAAGCGTTCAGAGAGAAATACCCTGATTGCGAAGAATATGACTCAAAGAAAAGCAGTCAATACAATAAAATTGTGTATGAGGCCATGGGAGGTAAAGGAGATAATGACTATGAAAAGGATACAAAAATCATTAAAAAAATCGCTAAACAAGTGACTATTGATAAGTACTGATAAAACTAGATTTTACTTAAGATATGCATTGGATGCAAGTGGACCATCATCAATAAATTGCCCTGTAGCACTATATCTTTTATCATAATTTGGCATGTTCTTTAATCCTGCTGGTTTATATCGTTCATCAAATAATTGTTGCCCTTGATTAAAAGCGCTAGACCAAGTATTTACACCAAAACTTGCCTGAGGAGCAGCCTCAAGTTTGTCTTCATTGGATGTAAATAATTTGGCTTTCGTTCCAATGTCAGTAGTTAAAGTAGAATAGGTTGGTGTAACACCCCAAGTCAGTTTACCCGCATCATTTTCACCAGGGACACTAGCAGTTGATTGCGGTTTCACATTGGGGCCATATGGATTACACCCGCGACAGTCAATATCTGCCATACACTGTTCGCCGGTAATAGCACACCGTGCTGTAGCAGGCGCACAAAAGTTTTGGCAGCTATATTTTGTAGTTAGGGGTAAATCCACTGTATGAGTTGTAGTGGGTGAACCTGTATCTTTATAAAGTGCAATATTTGAGTCAAAACATTCTACGTAATAACGGTTTTTAACCAAATAGTTGATGTAATTGAAAATTCCAATTAAAAGAATTATGGATATTAACGCTAAAATAATTGTTGCATATTTATTTTTTAGTAATTTCATGATTTATATATATTTATTTTATATTTTAATTATAAGTATAAATTATAAAATGGCAAATACAAATACAAATAATGATACTCAAGAACTGGATAAAAAAAAGCAGGCGAATACTTCTTCATCAGGTTCTGCAAATAAAAGCATAAAAAACATCGGATCATTTTTAGTATCTGTATTAATAACGGTTTTACTTATTGTAGGATATTTTATTCTCGGTTCCATTGTTTTATACGAATGTAAATTAGCACAATCCAATATTTTACCAACAAGTTTAGAATGTTATCCATATACAGAGACTTTACCTGAAATACAAAAAGTTTTAACGAATATTTTTATTACAAACACAGAACCACAAGAATCGGTTAAATTGAGTTTCCCTATTGATAAATATAATTCAAAAAATGTGATTTTAGATATGTTTCGCAAATATAAAGAGCAACCCAAATCCAATTTTTTAATTAATTACATTATAGCAATTTTAGAAGGTTTAATTAATTATAGTAATAATGCATTGACAAGTTTTTTTAATTTATTAAATGGAGCACCTGAAATAGTAATTATATTATTTGGCCCTATTTTATCAGCCATTTATTTTGGATTAGCACCAATTATAGGTATTTTTGTTTTTATTTACTATTATTTTGCCGAAATGAAATGGTTTTTTAAAGAGAACACCAACGCCAACATCAACACCAATGTAAATTCTAAACCGGTTTGGAACGATGTCAATTTAATTGAACCAATCAATTATGGTAGTGCCTTATTTTTAGTTTTTGTATTCTTTATACTTTTTTGGATTTTATTATTTACAGTCACACCAATGTTAGCAATCGGGACATTTTACATGTGTTTATTAATGAGTTTTGGATATAAAGGTGAAATAGACAATAAAAAGGCAAGTATTTTTACAATTATACAAGAAATGTTTAAACATTACAAGGTGACAATGACTACTGTTTTTAGTATAATGATTATAATAAGCGCATTTAGTAATCTAGGCGCAGTATCGGGGGTTTTCTCCATGTTAACGGTATTATTAATTTATTTTAATTTCATACCAATTAATATTTTTGAATCTATAAAAGCAACTAATTTGACACATTTATCTAGTTTTGAACAAGCTTATAAAAAATGTGATGGGACATCAAACAAACCAAAAACATTTTTTCAAAATTTTGAAAACCTTTTTGACAATAAAAAAGGAGGTGGAATAGGAAGAGAATTGAAAAAATTGAATAAAAACATGAAAGGCTAAATCAATGATTCAATTGGAATAAATAAATAACATGAAAATATTACATAAATACATGAGTTTATGTAATATATAGGAAAACCCAAATGACTAAAGGTAATTCAGCAAAACCAATTGAATATCCAACAGTAAGCGTTTGTACACCAACTTTCAACAGAAGACCCTTTATACCTTACCTAATAAAATGCTTTGAACATCAAACTTATCCAAAAGAAAAAATAGAATGGATTATTATAGATGATGGTACAGATAAAGTAGAAGACTTGTTTTTACCATTGTGTCAAGACACAAATCTAAAATATACGGTTAAATATTTTAAATACGACACGAAGATGACATTAGGTAAAAAACGCAATGTATCCCATGAAAAATGCAGCGGTGATATTATACTTTATATGGATGACGATGATTATTATCCTCCTGAAAGAATAACACATGCGGTTGAAACTTTGCAAAAAAATCCTCAGGCATTATGTGCAGGGTCAAGTATAATGTATATTTATTTTAAACACATTTCTAAAATGTATAAATTCGGTCCTTATGGTCCAAATCATTCAACTGCAGCAGCTTTCGCGTTTAGGAAAGAGTTATTAAACCAAACAGGATATGATAATGACGCATGTTTGGCAGAAGAAAAAATGTTTTTAAAAAATTATACTATTCCGTTTGTTCAATTGGATCCAATGAAATCTATTTTGGTTTTTTCACATAATCATAACTCCTTTGATAAAAAAGTACTACTAAACGACGGTACGAATCAATATGTAAATAATTCAAGTGTAAAAGTTGACGAATTTATTAAAGAAAAAGATATTATGCAGTTCTTTATGAATGACATTGACAAATTACTTGAATCATATGAAGCGGGAAAACCCGAATATAAACCTGATGTAACAAAACAAATGAATGAAATTAGAGAAAGAAGGGAACAGGCGATACAAGAACATAAACAACGACAAGAACAAGAACAGAAAGAATTTTATGATAAATTTGCAAGTTCAAATCAAACTTCCAATGTAAATCAAAGTGAAACCTCTAATAAAATAAATGAAATGACGATGATAATGAATGAATTATTAATGGAAAATACTCAACTAAAAGACAAAGTGAAATATTTGGAGGAGAAAATTAAAAAAATAATTACACAACAAATAGAAGAAAGAAAGAGGATGAAGATAGAAAATGTAAATTAGAAATAAAAACTTAAAGATAGTATAATAGTATAGTATAAGTCGCGCAAACATGTATTATGAAGACAGCTTTCACCCTAACGAAGCAAATGCTATAGCTAGTAGTAATCAAACAAAAGAATTAAATAATATTAAGTCCTTTGATTCGGGATATTGTTACGTTTATAGAAACAAATCGTCGGCTCCAAGTAAAGTTAAAAATGCAAAAGTTGACTGTTATACATCAGGAGATTCAGGTCTGCGTATAAGAAACGCAGAAACTGGACAATATTATAAATATAAAGTCGGATCAAAAGAGGAAGATTTGTTTTTTAAAATAGCTTTAGCAACAGGTGAATTAAAAACAACAAACGGGTCTAATGTTCTTTTTTATGATAGTCCTGAACAATATGAAAAACATTTAATGGCTGAAGTTGATCAAGAAATAAAAGACAATTGGGTAGCTAAAAAGAAGATTCAAATTGCAAAGGGCAAAAATAATATGCAATAATATGCAATAATATGCAATAATATGCAATAATACACAAATAATATACAATAAAAGATAATAAATATATTACATAATAGTAATATATTTATGTTTACAACAAAAATTGTATCCCTGTTATTATTAGTTCCAAATAATTTACAAAATTTTTTATCAGGAGACACAGATTCTATTTACATTAGATTCAAAAATTTCAAAAATATGAATGCAGGAAATGATCAAAGATATTATGCCGCATATAATAACAATGGTACTACTACTACTAGTAGTAATGATAACAATGATACACCTGTTATGTTACGCAAAATTAGAAGACATATAATAAATAAAAATATAATAGAGGAATTGGAAAACAATAATATAGATATTCACCGAAAAATAGATATAATTGAACAATATACTGACATATATGAAAATCAAAAACAGATTAGCGGTTTCAATTTATTGGCAGGTAAATTGTTGGATGAGTTTTATGATGATTTTTATGATGCAATTTAGTTCGCGCATCACACATCACACACCGCGACATTACATATCATATTCACATTCTGCTTCCCCCTGACCATAACATCCTATTTCACAATCAAGATCTATTTCATTTTCTTTGTCAAGTATATCAACAGCGTCTTCTTTCATATATTTATCCAAATAACGATAAATTCTATTGATATCCAATTTATTAATTTCATAATTTTCAAATAAATTATATATCGTATTGATATCATTGTATGTATTTTTAACTGATATAAAAAAACCAAACAAATCCTTTTTATCCATAGATAGTTGCTGACATAAATCTTGTATAAAAATAGAATTATTATATTCAGTAGAATATTTTGTCAACACTTTTGTAAATCGTATATCGTTTGGATTAACGTTATGTTTAAAGGTGGATTGTTTTTTATTACTATCAGCAGAAGCATTCTTTAAACCTTCGTGATACATCTTATTATTTTTAAACGTTTTTATCATACTACTCATTTCATTGAACTGCCATATCTGTTTTTGAAACGTTATTCTATCAATATAATCGGCAAAACAAATGTTATCTAATTGTTTTAAATACAAAGGTATTGACTCCTTTTTATTCATTTTTTCAATAGAATCAATTATATTTTCATGCCACAATAAACCGACACTTGTTCTATCTGTGTCATTCATTATATTATTATGATTTTCAATATTATAATAATTATTTAATAACTTGTAAGTAATTTTTTTTGTATCATCGTTATACGATTTAAGCTGAAATATATTTTCTATCATATTTGACGAAAAAATAGAAGGATTATTCAAATAAATATTATAAATATTATTGAGTTTTCTCAAATCACATTGGACATAATTAATTATTTTGGTTTTAATGGTTTCATTTGCATTCGGTAAAATACTACTCAATATAAAATTCATTTGCACTTCATTCGGCGTATTTAATTCAATTATATTGCACACCTTCATCAACTCTTTTATTTTTTTATCTACCTTATAATTACCTATACAAACAATTGGATTCATCGTCATCTCTTCTAGTTTCTGCTTCTTTGTTTTTTTTGGCCGAATTAGTTTGATCAATGTATTTATGCCTCCTTTATCACCATTATTCATGCCATCAATTTCGTCCATAATAATTGCTATTTTTTTGATCTTTTTATTGAATATACTCATAATGTTTTTATCGGACATATTGTGTTTCGTTATGTCATCTATTACAGACTTATTTCTAATGTCTCCTGCGTCGTATTTAATAATGTCATAGTTGAGTTCTTTTAAAATATTAGTAACAAATGATGTTTTGCCAGTGCCTGGCTCACCATATATGTATATTCCTTTTTTAAAAGTCAAATTATTTTTATTTAATTCAAAGTTTTGTAAAATTTCTTTAACAAAACTTGCCTTTTTCTCTCTCTCCAATATTTTATTTAAATTTAATGTTTCCATCTTATATGTATAAAAGTATTCTTTTTATGCCGATTTTGACACAAACCTTGTACTTTTAGAAATTCGTTCAATACATTACGGCATTTTATAGAAGAATTTTTTATGCAATAATCAATTAAAAAATAAAAGTAATTTTTATACATTATGTTTTTATAGACATAGTTTTTGATCTTTGATATATTTTTGTGAAAATCTAGTAAAATCTGTGAAAAAACAAATTCATTGTCCCGTCTAATAATATCACGCAAATAATTTTCAAAATTGTTTTTACTGATTAAATTTTTTACAAAATAATGGTATTTTTTATAATAATATCTATTCAAAAAAATAAGAGATGATTTTGGTAGATAAGATTTAATCATCATTACTAATTCACATGGCAAACGGTTTATTGTTTCTATCATCATAATTGTTATTGTTATTGTTATATATATATAATAATACATGTAAAATTATTATTATATCATTTTTGTACAATTTTTATACCCGTGAAGATTTCAAATGGGACGCTCCGATGGAGCGTCCCATTTGAAATCGTAACTGGTAACTTAGTTGAAGAATTAAATGGTGTCCCATTTGAATTCTTCAACGGTGTAAAATAAAACTCTTTCGTGTCAACGGCGTGATATGTTTACACACAAGGATTGTTTACACCATAAGTAATCCCATCCCAGGCTATTTTGCAATTATTTGCCCAGGTATATTTCGCACAATTACCGTTTGCACCAGTAAAAGGCGCATTATTGAAATTCATAACCAAATTTTTGGTTCCTGAGGGTGGTTTACAAACGCCTAAATTTTTAATATTTGTACAAGTAATATTATTTCCGGAACCATCGCTTAACCAATAATCCGGACAACTGGGAACTACAGGAGGCCAATTAGTTTTTTTTGATTTTTGTAAAGCTATAGCAATAACGACTAAATTAATAATCAGAATAACAATAGCTGCAATTAAAATAATTTTTTGAAATGGACCTATACTATTATTTCTTGATTTAACTAAAACAATATTAATAATTACAAAACTAATTATTAAAATAACTGCTATAATTAAAATTAATTTATAAAAAGGAGTCATGTTTTTATTATAATAAATAAATATAAAATATTTTTCTATTTCAGTAATATAGATGAATATAATTAATAACGGAAGAGTTGATATAAAAAGTCCTAATACTTCTAATCTATTTGCAATGTTTGATAAAATCCCTGCTAATCAATGTGCCACATTTAGGAATCCTACAGAAGGTTTATGGGATGAAACATATTTATCAAAAGCTTTTTTCTCTCATCAAAACATTCAACTAATACAAAATGGAATAAGAGCAGGTGTTTACCATAGATCAAATGGTCAATATTTGATCGGTCCACAAGATTGTGATCCATTAAAAATAATCATGCGAAGTGTGTATTTACAATATTCCGCAAATCAGCCAAATAATGTAACCCAACAAATTGAAGAATTGAATAAAATTGTCTTAAATTATTGCATTCAGCAAGTATACGGAGAAGCCCAGGGTTATTTAAAGTATATAGATGATGCAAGCACACTTGTAGTGCCAATAGCTCATCCTGTTATGGCCAATAATACGGATCGCACTTTAGAGTTAAAAACCTGGTTTGGAAACAAAATCCACCTTTAGAAAAGGTGGAGCCAAAACAAATTATTCTTTTGGTTTTACCTTTTTCTAAAAGGTAAGGTTTTTGGTTTTACCTTTTTCTAAAAGGTAAGGTTTTTGGTTTTACCTTTT